ATCTGACGGTCATGACTGGCGAGTGGGCAGGGAAAAGCCTCGTTTGGAATCGGTTGGGGTTGGGACTGAGAGTTATGGCCCTTTGGTTGCTGCTTGGGCTGAGCGTCACATGAAGATGACTTTGATGCCGTGGCAGGTTCATGCGCTGTCTGGGCAGTTGGCTCATGACGGCAATGGCGTGTTGCAGTTTCGTGAGGCGTTGTGCAGCACAGCGAGACAAGCCGGAAAGTCGGTCGCTCTCCAGGCGTTATGTGGGTGGTGGATTACTGAGGGTGCTGTTTTGCGTGGCGGCCCACAGTCAGTTATGAGCGTTGCTAACAAACTAGATAGGGCTGAGGCCATCTTTCCTTTGCTTGCCAACATCCTTGTGGAGTCCTTTGGCGGTAAAAAGTTTCAGGCTGTAGGCCGTAAATCTGTTGAAATGCCAGACGGTTCTAGGTGGGAGATTCGTGCTGCAACTAAGTCTCTGCATGGAGGCAGTCACGATTTGATTATTTGCGACGAACTTTTTGATATTGATGCTGAGGTGGTGGACGCTGCTTTGCGTCCTAGTCAGATTGCTCGAAAGTCTCCGCTGCTTTCTATGTGGTCTACAGCCGGAGACCAGCACAGCGAAACGATGATTAAGTTACGCCAGCAAGCCATGGCTGACATTGACAAGGGAATTCCTAGCCTGTTTTATTTTGCTGAATGGTCTATGCCATCGCACCTGTCGCCGCTGGATGAAAAGAATTGGTGCTGGGCTAACCCATCTTTGGGGACAACTATTACCATTGAGGCCCTTCGAGCAGTGTCCAAAAAGGACAGTTTCATGCGTGCGCACCTGAACCAATGGATTACAGCCAGGGGGGCTTGGCTGGATTTAGGTGTCTGGGAGAAGAACCAGACAGATATTCCTATGCCAAATGGTGGGTATTTATCTGTGGATAGTTCTGTGGATGACGCTCGATATGTTGGTGTCAGGGCTGTAGAACTAGACGGCAAAGTCATAGTGCACACAGAGTTTGTAGTAGAGACCGAAGCAGACATGTGGACAGCCATTGAGAGGGTAATGGAAAACCCACAAGTGCATTTGCTGATAACGCCAACGCTCGATATACATGTTCCATTGTCTTTGCGCCGGCGCACAACCATCACCGGATATGCAGAACTCACAAAGTTCACCACGCTTGTGCGGTCAATGATTCACGAAGGCAACGTCAAACACCACGGCGAAAGCCTTTTGGCTGACCACGTTTCTAGGGCAGTCCTAGTCAAAACCCCATCCGGTGCAGTCATTAGTTCCCAGAAATCACCAGGCCCAATAGAACTTTGCCGTGTAATGGTGTGGGCAGTGGCCCAAGTTTCTAAACCAAAACAAAAGACTAAACCTATGATGGTTGTCATTGGTGGCTAAACTGTCGGCGGTATTGCTTTGGGCGTTGTCGGGATGAGCAGAGCAATACCACAATTCTCTAACTGAAAGTGGCATACTTCCATCATGGCTATCTTCAATAATAAAGTCACTAAGGCTGCAATTAGCCCAATGCCTAAAGTGCAAGCCGCAGTGGGGTATTCGCCTGTAGGCACATCATCCAACCCTGTGATGAACTTCTATAACTATTTAGAAGGCCAGCAGCGTAACCAGGCCATGACTTTGGCAACGGTTTCACGCAGTAGGGATTTGCTTGCCTCTGTGATTGCTTGTATGCCGTTGAAAATGTACAGCGAAAAGTTTAATAATGAATCTGGCGAAATGGAAGAAACACCATTAGCGCCAAAGGATTGGCTACGCCAGCCAGACCCAAGCAACACATACAACTTCCTTATGGCTTGGACGCTTGACGACCTTCTATTTTATGGCAGGGCTATGTGGGTAATTCTTGAAAGAGATGCCTCTGGCTTTCCTTCAAAGTTCCGTCGTTTGCCTATGGGCTCAATTACAACACAAGACCAAACAGGGCCAGTGTTCTTTGGGCCGTCAGAATCCATCATGTTCGCCGGCAACGAAATGGACTATCGAGACATTGTTCAGTTCATTAGCCCTATCCAAGGCATTATCTACAGTTCTACACAGACCATTGCTACAGCCTTGAAGGTAGAAGATAGCCGCTACAACTACGCCAGGTCGTCCATCCCGTCTGGCGTTTTGCGTCAAAACGGAGGCGAACCCTTGTCAGCACAAGAACTTGGCGAAATAGGCGCAGCCTTCAACCAGGCACGTTTGACTAGCCAGACTGCAGTTCTTAACGAGTTCTTGACTTACGAGCCAAGCAATGCCACCCCAGACAAGATGCTTATGATTGAGTCTGCACAGTATTCGGCCTTAGATTTGGCACGCCTATGTGGAGTTCCCCCTTACCTTGTAGGCGTTGCCACTGGCTCTTATGCCTACACCAGCAGTGAACAGTCACGCGCTGACCTATACATCTTTGGTGTCAAGCCCTACGCCGACTGCATTGCCGCCACTCTCAGCATGAACAATGTCTTGCCTCGTGGAACTTATGTCAAGTTTGACACTGACAGTTACTTGGAAGAGAACTACGCAGCAGACGCAATGCCTAGCGGCGACGAGACAACTGACGTCTCAGCAATGCAAATAGCCGAAGTAATCCAAAAGGTTTACCTTGGTGTCGGAAAAGTAATAACCTCAGACGAAGCCAGAGCAATCGTAAACCTTGCAGGCGGCGACCTAAATATCCCTAACACCGGCGTGCCATTTGCAATGCCAACCCAAGTGAAAGACCAAACAGCACCATGATTAGATTAACCACCAGCACATTTTCTGTAGATGCAGCAGCCGGCGACGGAGTAGCAAAGCGCACCATTACTGGAATTGCATTGCCTTACAACACTGAGGCCATGGTTTCAGGAGGCCAGGTCGTTTCATTCCTGCCAGGGAGTTTGCCAACCACCGGCAAAAAACCAAAACTTTACATGAGCCACGACTCCACTCAGGCCATTGGTATTGTCACCGAGCGCACAGACGACCAAGACGCTATGTACTTCACAGCCAAAGTAAGCACCACAGCCCTTGGCGATGAAGCCCTAATCTTGGCGTCAGACGGCGTTTTGGATTCTGTAAGCGTTGGCGTAAACCCAACTGACTACAGTTTCAACGAAGATGGCGTCATGATTATCAAAGCAGGTGATTGGCTCGAATTGTCACTGGTACCCCAGCCAGCCTTTAGCGGTAGTATCATCACAGATGTTGCAGCGAGTATCCCCACATCAGAGGATGATTTAAGCAATAATACAGAAACGGCACCCGACGAGCCAGAACCCACAGAGTCAGAGGAGACCGAAGTGTCAGAAACCCCAGTTCCAGAAGTAATCGAAGCAGCAGCACCATTGTTTGCAGCAGCCAAGCGTGAACCACGTTTGCCAACTGCCGGCGAATTTGTAGCAGCAATGCACAAGGGTGGCGAAGTAGCCGCAGCAGCACAGCGTATTTTTGCTGACTATCGCGCATACCACCGCAATCCAATCGAAGCCGCCGCTGGCGACAACGTCCTGAGTAACGACGCAGGCATCACACCGGTTCCCATTTTGGCCCCCGTTTTCGAGGACATTAACTACATCGCTCCAGTGTTGTCAGCACTCGGAACTCGCGCGATGCCAAACAGTGGTGCAGGTTCAACATTCATTCGCCCAACATGGACGACCCACCCGACCGTTGCGCAGCAAACGACAGAACTGACAGCAGTGTCAGCAACCACCGCCGTAATTGCCTCAAATACCGTCAGCAAAGTGACATTCTCTGGCAGTGCCCAGTTGTCATACCAGGTACTTGACTTCACAGACCCTAACGCTATGGACATTATTGTTCGTGACCTTGCAGGTCAGTACCTCACAGCCATTGACAACTACGCAGCAGACAACTTGCTTGCAGCAGCATCTTCGGATGGAGTGTGGGACTTGTCAGTAACTGACTTAATGAAGTCAATCTACGACGCAGCAGTCACAACTTCTGCAGCAACCAACTACTTGCCAACCCATATTTTTGTGGACCCAGGAACATGGGGTTTGATGGGCCAACTGGTGGATACAACGGGAAGACCAATTTTTCCAAGCATTGGGGCTCCTGGCCTCATGGGCATGAACAGCCTTGGCGCAGGCCAGGCAACATCATGGTCAGGTATGAACCCACTTGGTTTGCAAATCGTAGTGGACAACAAGTTTGCCGCAAAGACCATGATTATCATGAACCAGAATGCGTTTGAAATTTACCGTCAAGACCGTGGAATGTTGTCAGTAGAAGTACCTTCAACACTTGGCCGTCAGATGAGCGTGTTCGGGTACGCAGCAACATTCGCTGCAAACTCAAGCATGATTCGCAAAATCACTCAGGCTTAGTCAGAAAGGCGGTAAGCCGCCATGGCTACATACACAGTCACTTTCAAGCAACTGCTAGACAACTATGCAGTGCTACAAACACTGACCAACACAGAGATAGCGGTGGGGCAACCCATCACTATCGCTGGTGTTGCAGTGCCTTTTAACGGCACCTTTACTGTTTATGCACAACCAGAGTTTGAATACATTGGAATAGACACCGAAGGTAATTTGTTATTTGACAATAACAATCCAATACCTAACCAAGTTCTTTTTGCTTGCACAGGTGCCAACGTGGAACGTGTGGCCTCAACTGGCGGCACCATGGTTTATAACCAGGTCTGCACTTGGATAACCGCTGCACAACTTGAAACCTATTTAGGCGTAGATATTGCAGACCCAAGCGATGACTACACACTGCTCACACAATCTGTCTCAGCGGCCAACGCTTTCTGCTGGAGACGCAGGCAGGAGTCCGGTTACACCGGCGATGCACTCGGAACCTCACCAGGCGGTGACTGCACCTTGGGCGTCCTAATGTACGGTGCCGCTTTGTGGCGCAGCCGTGGCAGCGTGCAAGACACTTTTGCTACCTTCGACGGAATGGGCTCTGCAGGCGTCTCAGCGATGACTCCGATGATTAAGCAACTCTTGGGCATCTCACGCCCCCAGGTGGCGTAGTGGCCTTTACAGACCTTCTCAACGAAGCCCTAGACGATGTAGCGGCCAAGATTGCCACAGTCGCAGGCATTAGGGTAGTAACTGACCCCACCAAGATTGTCCCGAACTGTGTCTTTGTGGACGCCCCGTCTTTCACCACCTTTGCCGGCAACGGCAACATCCTCAACATTACCTTTCCAATTAAGGTCTTGGGCTCTGGCCCTGCCGGTCTGCCAGTCTTGCGTCAGTTGCTAGACATAACAGCCAAAGTCATTTCGAGCAACGTCATAGTGATGAGCGGCCAACCAACGGCTTACCTTATTGGCGGTGCAGAATATCCCTGCTACGACCTAGTAGTATCCATACAAGCACAGACAGCGTAAGGCAGACAATGTACACAATCATTTCCCCAAGAATCGGAACACCAGGCGACAAGTTTGAACCATCCGAAGAAACCAACATTGACGCCCTCATTGAAGGTGGCTTTATTAAATCCGACAAAACCCCAACCAAATCTGCTAAAACAGTAGAAACATCTCCAGAGGAGTAACTCACATGGCTACCAGCACTTACCTTTCCAACCCATCACTAACTGTTAATGCAGTTGATTTGTCAGACCAATGCACATCAGCAACACTTACTGTCAAGTTTGACGCTCTTGAAAGCACTGCCTTTGGTGGTACTTCTCGTGTCTATACAGCAGGTCTTGGAGACCATGAACTTGTCTGTGAACTTTTCATGTCCTATGCGGCCAGTGAGACTTACGCAACTTTGGCAACTCTTGTCGGCACAGCAACCACAGTGGTCATGAAGCCAACGTCAAGCGCTGTCGGTGCAACTAACCCATCGTTTACTTTGACAGGCACATACCTAGAGGCGCTGCCAGTCATTGACGCAACACTTGGAGAATTGTCAAGCATCTCGCTTACATTCCGTGGCGGCACCTACGCTGCTGCAGTCGCATAACAAACCAAACAAAGGAAACCCGACATGAAACTAGAACTTCGTGCTGACATGGGCGAAGGCCCATTTACAGTAACCACCAACCTTTGGTGCGTAACCCAATGGGAACGCAAGTACAAGACCAAGGCTTCAGAGATGGCTAACGGTATTGGCATTGAGGACTTAGCGTTTCTTTGCTGGGCGGCGTGTCAAACCCATTCCATCGTGGTTCCGATTGTCTTTGATGACTTTATTAAGAAACTGGTCAGCCTTGAAATCGCAAGCGAGGAAACTGACCGCCCTTTCTCCGAGGCACCTACCGACATTCCCTAGCGGCGGTGCTTATTGCCACAGGGTTTTGGCCACATGAGATAGAGTTCACCAGTGACGACCTCTCGACAGTCATCAAAATGATTAACGAAAGTCGAAAGTAATGCCGGTAGATGTAACTATGGAGTTCTCAGGACTTAAAGAAGCCCTGAAGGAAATCAACACCATTGACAAAAAACTGCGTCGCCAAATTACTCGTGACTTCACAAAGATTGTGCAGCCGGTATTAGGCAAAGCAGAGTCTTTACTTCCTAACGACCCACCACTGTCGGGCATGGCTCGGTCATGGAAGGGTAAATCAGGCGCTGACATTATGTCTTGGAACGACCTGTTAGTACGCAAAAATCTTAAAGCCTTTACGAGCGGCAAAAAGATAAGAGACACAGGACTTGGTTTTAAACAGAACTTAGGCGTTTTTGGTATTAAATGGCTAGGGCCACAAGCAACCGCATTGGACTTTCTTGCCAAGGGAACAATGGGCAATAACCTAACTGCTCGCTTTGGGCCTCCGTCTCGTATTATCTATAAGGCTTATGAAGCAGCAGACGCCAAAGTACAAGCCGACGTTAAAGAACTTGTAAACAAAGTAATGAAAATGACTAACAATGCAATGAGACTCAAATGAGCGTAATCCTTAACATAGTCTCAGAATTTGACGCCAAGGGCATTAAACTTGCTCAGCGCCAATTTCAACAACTAGAAAAAACAAGCGACAAAGTTGCCTTCGCCATGAAGCGCAGCATGGTGCCAGCCACTGCAGCCCTTACAACATTGGCCGCCGTTGCGTTCAAAGCCACCAAGATGGCAAGCGACCTTAATGAGGAAACCAGCAAAGCCCAACAAATCTTTGGTGATGCCAGCGATTCCATCATTGCCTTTAGTAACACAGCCGCTACCAAACTTGGTCAATCTAAAACCGAAGCCTTAAAAGCCGCCGGAACATTTGGTGTTCTTGGTCAAGCAGCAGGATTAACAGGCACCGACTTAACGGCCATGTCTATCAAGTTCACCCAACTAGCAAGTGACCTGGCATCGTTTAACAACACCAGCCCAGAAGATGCCGTGTTGGCTTTGGGCGCTGGACTGCGTGGTGAGGCTGAACCCCTGAGGCGTTACGGCGTTCTGCTGGATGATGCAACCCTACGCCAAAAGGCTTTAGACCTTGAGTTAGTAAAAACCACTAAACAGGCATTGACCCCACAAAATAAAAGCCTTGCAGCACAAGCAGTAATCCTTGAAAAGACAGCCTTGCAACAGGGCAACTTTGCTTTAACCGCTAAAGATGCAGCCAACCAGCAACGTTCCTTTACTGCCAAACTTAAAGACCTTCAAACACAAATGGGTGTTCTTTTCCTGCCCGTGTTGAAAGAAACCCTAGACACGCTGAACGACTATGCCGATGTGTTAATTTATTTGACCGACAACACAGACAAAGCCAAAAACTCAACTGGCAAATGGTTAGACCGATTTGTAAAACTTGCCGTAATAGTTCTGCCTTTTGCGCAAGTGATGAAGGGCCTTGGCATTGTTGTTGGCAAAGTCAATGAGTATGTAGGCAACCAAGCCCTAGCCCTTAAACAAAACGAACGAGCCACAAGCCGAGTCACCAACAAGATTCAGGAATTGGCTGGCTTTGAAAAGTTGCTCCAAACTAAAGTTGATGAGACTACAAAATCAACAGACAAATCAACAGCCGCTGCAAAGAAAAAAGCCGCTGCTTTAGCGAAAGCCAAAAAGGAAGCAGCCGACCTTAAAGCCGAAATACAAGACCTTGCCGATGCTTTGCGAGACAGACTTAATGTCAGATTAGAAGATGCTCAAGACAAACTAAAAACTGCGCAAGACGCTTTTGATAACTTTGGCAAGAGCGTAGGCACTGCAATTACTGGTTCTTTTAATTTTGGCAACGCGCAGTCCGAAGCCTCTGGCAATACTGCTGACCTTCAAAGTGCATTAAAAAAACAATCAGACGCTCAAGACAAAGTTAATGAAGCGTATGACAAATGGAACGCTTTTCAAGATAAAGACAATCTTGACGCTCTTGTATTGGCTCAAAAAGATTTAGCAAAAGCAACTGATGAAGTAGCAACGGCACAAGCCAAACCAATGACTTTCTTTGACACGCTTCAAATACAGGCTGAGAAGGCTAAAACTTTTGGTGAACTAGTTAGCAGACTAATGACCGCTGGGCTATCAGAAGCCGCTCTTTCACAAGTGTTGGCTGCTGGAGTAGATGGCGGAACCCTTATTGCTAAAGAAATACTTGGTTCAGCAGATGGCGTACTTAAAGCCAATGATTTGACAGAAGGCATGACCAAACTTGCCAAAGACATGGCTGACAAATCAGCAGCAAAGTATTACCAAGCAGGCGTAGATTCAGCAACTGAGTTCCTTAAAGGTATTCAAGACACCATTGCAAAAGTTGAGGTTATTCTTTCAAAACCAAACCTTACAAAAACCGATATTGCAAACGCAGGGCTTATTGCTGGTGAGGGGACACCTGACCTAAGCGGATTTGATTTTTCAGGAATGGACTTCTCAAGCGTTTTGTCAGGCATTAACTTTGGCATGGGAACACTCATGGCCGAAGGCGGCGTAGTAACTCGTGCCACTTCCATCATCGCAGGCGAGGCCGGCCCCGAGGCGATAATTCCCCTCGACCGTCTTGGCTCTATGGGCGGCGGTATGAACATTACTGTTAATGCCGGACTCGTAAGTACCCCCGACCAAATCGGGCAGGAAATAATAAGTGCCATCTTAAAATCGCAGAGAAAATCGGGTGCTGTTTTTGCGCCAGCCACAGGTATTAGTTACTAATGGCAGCACCAATAATTAAAGTATTTGTAGGCTTTCAAAGCACGTCAGGATTCGGGCAACCATTTCAGTTAAATGATGCCGTTTATGGCTTGCTAAATACAGGCACACTTGGAGGTTTAAACTTTGCAAACCTTACAAGCCTTGTCGAATCTGTAAACATTACTCGCGGACGCTCACGCCAGTTAGACCAATTTAATGCCGGCACAGCCACAGTTTCATTTAACAACTCAACTAGAATCCTTGACCCACTAAACACGTCAAGCATATTTTATCCTTACGTTTTGCCGCGTTGCCCCATTCTGATAACAGCAAATGACATTCCAATTTATACAGGTTTAGTAACCGACTGGAATCTTGACTACGACATTGCCAGCAACGGCGACAGAATGTACGCGGCCTGTTCTGATTCTTTTACTGTGTTGGCTAACACAACCCTTACGGCTCACACTGTTACCGCAGAAACTACTAATGCTCGCATAAATACTGTCCTTGATTACACAGAAGTGCAATACCAGGGCGCTCGAAACATTGGCACTGGCTCATCTACCTTAGGCGCGTCAGCCTCTTCGAGCAGTTTTAACATTGCCGACGGCACTAACTTGCTGACCTATTTGCAACTGGTAAATACTAGCGAGCAAGGATATTTGTATGTCGCTGCCGACGGAACCCTAACCTTCAAGGGTAGGTCTAGTGTTTTAAACCCTGTCTCAGGGGCCACATTTAGTTACACAGGGTCAATTTCATACCAGACTTTGCTAAATTCGTATGGTGACGAATTGCTTTATAATTACATAGTCACCCAGAGCCCTGCCGGCGTACAGCAGATTACTAGCGATGCCATGAGTATTGCTCAGTACCAATCACAAAGCCTAAACTTAACTAACTTGCTTAATAGCACAGTGTCTGAGGTTGCTGGACTTGGCAATTACCTATTGGGCAAATATAAAAACCCAGTGTTGAGGTTTACTAACGTCTCAACTCAAATGGCCGCCCTGTCAGAGGCCAACCAAAACATCTGTTTTAACCTTGACTTGACCAGTATTGCCACAGTCGTTAAGAACTTTACTACTGGCACGCCAGCCACAGAATCTCAGACCTTAATTGTGTCGGGAATTAGTCATAACATAACCCCAGGCTCACATATTTACAGCCTGCAATTTGAGTCCACAGACGGCAATCAGTATCTCACACTCGATGACGCCATATTCGG